TAGTATGTCTGATCTCCCAGTGTCTTTGCCATAGCCGCACTGATCTAGTGCATCTCTCCAACGGCCCCCTGCAAGTAGTAAATCTATTAGTTCTTCCTGTCTTACCGTCAGGGATGAGTTACCCTTAAGTGCTATCTCTGTACTCATACTTGAAATCCTTCTTGTTTCTCAAGGGGTGACAGGTTTGTTACTAGATTTTCCAGCTTAACAGGCAACCCATCAGCCATTACTAGTTCCTCCTCAACCATCATATTGGCTACCTCCTTGTAGGAGTAGTACTTGTTGAACTTACTCCTAATTGCAGCTTGAACATATCCAACACTTGAGTGGAACATCTGTAGTCCTGTTAGTTTATCCTCAGGATTCTTCTGAAGTCTCTTATAAACGTCCAGGAGTACTTCATAATTATGATTTATTTGCATTAACTATTCTGACATATATAAATATTGGGAAGTTATGGTGTACCTTAAGGGTTACCCTTAAGAACTTAAAGAAGAGGGGTTTAAAAGTAAGTCAGTCTTATGAGAGAACCTTAAAGCTTTAGTTGTGATACCCTTAAGGTACTCAATAAGTACTGTTATACCATACTTTGACGATCTTGTCAAGCCCTATTCGACATTTATTTCATATTTATTTATTAAATACTTATAAGGCACCGCTAATAGTTCTACTAACGTGACATAGGGTTATAATACCTTATAGCCTTCTGTCACCTTAGTGGCTTAATCGGATAAGGGGACATAGGGTTATAATACCTTATAGCCTTCTGTCCCCTTAGTGGCTTGAGGCGGTCGAAATTCTCCACCCATATGGCAACATCAACCAGTTTCCATGTATGTCTAGCACCTCGACAGTGGGTAGGGGGTCCCAAACCCTCCAGGTTTCCTAGGATATAGGGCTGAAGGGTGATAAACCGTAGGGGATACTCAGGATGTAGGGGGTAATCCACTAGGGTTGACAACCTAATTGTCATATTCAGTAACAATACAGTATAATATATACACCAGGGTACCCCCATGGCTCCTCCCCTCCCCTTCGGGGAACATAAGGGGAACAAACCATGAACACAATCCCTCTGGGATTACCATAGGGGAACAAACCATGAACAAATGTACCCTCATGGTGAACATATGTGGAACAAAGGGTGAAATGTACCCTTATGGTGAACATATGTGGAACAAAGGGTGAATGAATGTTCCATAAGGGATAAAAAGTAGAACAAAGTATACCCTAACGGTGAACAAACAGGGAACAAGCAGGGAACAAACCATGAACAAATGGTGAACCCACAATGTAGTAACATTATATCCTTGACTGTGACATTATTGCAACATAATTCTAGGTATGGCTTTTTTTGATCAATGCATAGGGAAAATTAACTTCATGCACTGGTGGTGCCTTAAAACGACACCTAGGCTATATGTGACATTATTGCAACACTTTATAGGTATTTACAATAAAAATGAATAAATAAGATAATTATTGCCTTGTTTTGATCACATTTAAATGATATGAAAAGGACAATATTAATCAAAACAAAAAAGGACTTATTAAAATGAAGCAAGTAAAACTAAAAGACGTTAAAATGGGAACACTTATTAAACGCAAGTTATCAAGTGATAATGTTTTTATTCGTGAACATTTTAATAGGAAGTGTGATTTCTATTGTGCTTCAATATCTTGCAGTGATTGGTTTGATACAAATAGGGAAGTATTTTTAAATCCGAATACTTTAGTTTTTGTAGACTTTGACTTTTAATATTAACAAATAAAAAGGATAAAATAAAATGGATAATAAAACTCAAATTGAATTAGCTAAATATATAATTGATGCACTCTATGTGAACGATTTTCCACATGATGCTGAACACATTTACAATGCTATTGAATGTTTCTATAGCCCTTATAAAGAAGTACTACTAAAGGATCTAAAATGAATAGATTACAATGCAATAAGCTTGCAAGCTTAATTCATAACAAGGCAAGCAAAAATGATATCTTTAAATATGTAAAAGAATTACAAGATATTTCACATAAGAATAAAAAAGTTAAATGGCTTGAAGCTTTAATCAAGTTTGAAACCTTTCTTAATAATGGAACATTAGTTTCTAAAGTATTCGCTATAGACGGAAACGGGAAGCTTCCCTTCTTAAGTTTTTCTTCCCTTGCGGGTTTACCTTGTGTTGGTGCTGGTGATTGTCTTAAATTCTGTTATTCGTTTCGTGCTTGGAGATATCCCTATCCATTCTTTAGACAATTGCAAAATTATATCTTGTTAGAATGTGAAGCTGGAAGGGATATTATTAAAAGTGAATTGGAAAAATCAATTGCCATTGTTAAAAGACGTAACAAACTAAAGAACAAAGAACATTCAGAAATTGACTTTAGATTATATGTTGACGGGGATTTTCACAGTAAACAATGCTTATTATTTTGGATGGAACAAATTAAAGATAATCCTATTTTATCTACATATGGTTATTCGAAATCGTTTGGTTTGTTTTTAAACCTACATAATGAGGGCTTCAAGTTTCCTATAAATTATGTTTTAAATATATCTAGTGGGTCAAAGTATAATCAAAGTATCATTAACAAAATGCTTAAGCTTCCCATGGTACGTGACCAATTCGTGGCGGTGACAATGCCTTATAAGGTCACCACTGAAATGCATTCCAATAAAGAACACCAGAAAAGATTAAGACAAGAATATAAAAAGATTAATCCAATCAAAAAAGTATTCGCTTGTGGTGGCTTGTGCGGTGAATGTACTAATAAGAAGCATGCATGCGGTGACATGCGTTTCCTAGGTGTTCCAATCTTAATTGGTGTACATTAAGAACACCACACTAAAGGCCCCTAGTGGTATGTCTAAGGGCCTTTAAACCACTATCTAATATTAACCAATCAAGGGATAAAACAAAATGAATATAAAAGATATCACAATTGCAAATATTTTTCTTTTAACGTGCTCAGTCGTAACTTTTTTAATTGCTATTTTCTATGAGGATCTAATTAGTATTCGTATGCTTTTGGCAAGTGGGTACTTCCTAATACTAACAGCGATAACATGGGGCGAAGAAAACATTTTTGACTAGTGCCTTAATTGTGCCTTATTCTATTGGCATAAGACAATTAACTTTAATCAACCAACCAAACAAAGGATAAAATAAAATGCAACATCACTTTACAACTGAACGCCTTGGTATCTTTCAAGCAATGATTGCTTCCGCAATCCGTGAAGGATTAACATTTGAAGCTTTTGAGGAAGAAAAGACGGGGGCTATCTGCTCTCATATTGAATACGTTATAAATTATACAGGGGGGCATGGCTGATGACTAGACAGCAATGGTGTATATCATACCTAAAAAATAAAGGCGTTCCATTAATTCTTAAGACAGAATATAAGAATGGTGAACCCGTAAAAAGTTTTTACCTTACTAACAAGCTGACAAAGACAGATCAGTTTTATAGAATAAATAATAAAATTGTTTCAAAAAAAATGGCCTTAGAGGCGTTTAGATTGGGGGTGGTGTCGGAATGAATAAATTTATATTACTAGATGATGATGATTGGTTTGATAAGTATAGACCTATGATCAATCACATTGACCCTGATAATGATCTACACTTTGAGACGTATGGAAAAGAATTTGACTACGCCTGTCTGATGGATAGAGAGAGGCGTGTTTGGACTTGTGTGGAGGGTGACGAAGGGCAGATTATCACAGTCAATGGTATGGCCTTTGTTAATCGTCTACATTACTACGTCTGCGAGGTTCCTTATGATCCTGACACTGACTATGTGGTAGTGGATCCTGATTAAATACTAAATAAAATAAACGTGCCTTAATTGTGCCACATTTATATGAGATAAGACAATACAATAAAAATTAATTAAAAAAATGGAGAATATAATATGACTAAATTTTTAGACCAATCGATAAGGGAAAAAGCAGAGACCTATGCAGATGACATAATGGTGCAGATACGTGCCATAGAGACTGAGTATTGGGGTGCTGTTCATTCACTAGCAAGTAATGAATATGGCACTAAGTCCAGGCAGTATGATGATATCTTAAGGGTTTCTAAACTAGGCATTGCATTGACAAGTCTGGTCAAGTCACACCGTGACATGAACTATGCAAGGTGGGATATTTAGTATGACCTTAAGAGAACTACAACTAGCAGTATGGGAACCATCAGACAACCTACGTGTAGACCTGATGGAACTATGGATGGGACTTGATGAAACTATATATGAGGATGATGAGGCCTATGAGCTTTTGAATGAGTGTATAGAAAGTCTTGAAACAATTAGAAAAAGAATAAAGAAAGGAAAATAATATGTTTAATAAATATAAACTTACGTCACCAGACAGAGACACTGACTTAGTGGAACAGTTAAGGTATATACTATGGCATGCAGAAGACATGGCACGTAGTAACATCAGTGACCCAACCTACTTTACCAATGGTAAAAAGAAAAGTGACAGGCGTATGATGCTTGACATGAAGGATGAGTTCAAGAGAGAGATTGATAAAATTTAAAGGAGAATATAATATGAGTGCAATTAAAAATTGGATTATGGACATGGAAGAAGACCTAGAGGATGGCTTCACCAGAGAACAAATGAAACAAAAGCATGGCTACGATGGTGTCTATCAGTATGATTGTTACCACGGGTATGAAACTTTAAACAACAGGAGAATTACTAATGAAGATAGATATTGAAAAGCATATGAGAGATCAGCAGATCAAGGAGATCATTAAGAATTACTACAAGGATACTGATGTAGTAGTTACCTTTGAGGATGACAAGTACATATACATTACTAAGGGTACCTATGGTGTCTTGATTTCTGTAAAGAATTGGGTATCATGGAGGATAGATGGTAAGCTTGCCCAGGATGTATTCTCTTATATGAGTGTGGATCAGAGAGAGTTTCTAATTACAGGCATGACACCGACTGATTGGAATGCTTTAAGTAATGGAGAAGCATCACTAGTCTTAGTGTAGTAGTGTGACATTTATGACACAGTGTGACATTTATAACACAGTGATATATTAATCACACTCTAAATTAAAATGAACGTCAGTGTAAATTAAGTATTTACTTTGATAAAGATTTATGATATAGATACCTATATAGTTTACCCTTAAGAAGAAGAGGATTAAAGTTAATCAGTCTTAAGGGTATACCCTAAGGTAGTAAAGGATAAGACGATGACTAATGACTATGAAGAGGAAGCCCACCTACAGGCACTACTAGAGGAGTATGGTATAGAAGAGATGTTATCTAGGAATGATACCCTTGAGGATACTATACTACCACCACAGGATGAACTACCAGAATGGTTGAAGGACTAAACATGACAGACAGAAGAGAAATTAAAAAGTACTGTAACTACCACGGATACTCAGACGTGTACCCCTATGAGGTTATCAGGGTAGTATCCGATCAGACAGTAGAACTAAGAGAGATGGATGCTGTGTTAGATCCAAACTATAAACAGGACGTTATTCTTGGGGGCTTTGCAGGTCATACCCTTAACAATGGTGGTGACTGGATCATCACACCCAACGAAACCAACCCTACGGTAAGGGCTCGATGGTCAATGGCAAAGAATACTTGGCAGACCAAGCATGGGTTTAGAATGTGTATGGCAGACAACCCTCGTAGATTTTATGACTATAACTTTTAAGGATAACACAAATGGGAACACTTATAGATGAACAGATGCCATGTCCTATGTGTCCTAGTAGTGATGCCTACTACACCTATGAAGAGGACGATGGTAACATCGTGGGCCACTGCTACTCATGTAATAAAACTAATAAAGTATCGGGTGACTACGTGCCTGAGAAAGGAACTAAGATGACTGACAAGAAAGAACGAACGATGTTGTGTGGCACACCAGAGGACTTACCCTCACGCAGGCTGACCATAGATACTTGTAAGAAGTTTGATATTGGTATTGGTAATGTCGATGGCAAGAGGTATGAAACCTTTGGTTACTATCGGGATGGACTTAAGGTTATGTCTAAGGTTAGAGGTCCTAACAAATGCTTCAACCCTCGTGAGGATCCAAGGTGTGGCCCAACGGGTGAGACTAATGCAGCAGTACTCTTTGGTATGCAAGCCTTCAAGCCTAACCCTAACAAGAGTATCACCATTACAGAGGGTGAGTATGATGCAGCATCCTACTACCAGATGACTACCTTCCCTGCTGTATCTGTACGGTCAAGTGGACAGGCACTCAAGGATGTTGAGGCCAACTATGAATGGCTCAATGGATGGAAAGAAGTGGTGATATGTTTTGATAGTGATGAGCCTGGAAAGAAGGCTGCTCGTCTGATAGCCTCTAAGTTTCCAGGTAAGTGTCGTGTCATGAAGATGACTTCACACAAGGATGCCAATGACTACCTCGTAGCAGGACATATCGATAAGTTTAAGCATGAATGGTTCGAGGCACAGGCAATCAAGGTGGATGGTCTTATTACAGGTGTGGCAGCCATCATGAAGTTAGCCTTGAAGAAACCACAGAAGGGTATCTCTACAGTATGGGAGGGCCTGACTAGTATCACCAGAGGTGTAAGACTTCAAGAGGTGTGGACTATTGGTGGTGGTACAGGGCTTGGTAAGTCTGAGACACTGAAGGAATTTCTCTTTGATATCATGAAGGTACACAAGCTTAAGACAGGCAGTATAATGTTAGAAGAAAGTAGTGAGCGTACTGTTCAGTGCTACCTTGGTAAGGAACTTAACAAGAGGTACTACTTGGAGGACGTTGAGTTTCCAAGTGATGCTGAGTTGATGGATGCAGCCACAACCCTTGCACCCTACATGACTATCGCTGACAGGTGTAAGTCTGAGTGGAGTGAGGTCAAGGCTAAGGTTGAGTACATGGTTAATGCCCTAGGTATTCAGTACATATGTATTGATCACCTGACTGCCATAGCAGAGGGTAAGTCTACCGATGTAAACAGTACACTACATAAGATCCTTGAGGACCTTAACCATATGGCTGTATCACTTAACTGTACGTTCTTCTGTGTCAGCCATCTTAATCAGGCAGCCAACAAGAACTACACTGAGGGAGCACACGTATCCTTGCGTGACTTCTATGGTAGTGGTGCCATCATGCAGCGTAGTAACTTTGTATTCGGATTTGAGGGTGACCTTGAGGGTGAGAAGATACCAAAGAATACTCGTATCATGCGATGCCTTAAGGATCGTAATGCAGGTGATGGTGGTGGCAAGAAAGTCTTACTGAAGTATGACATTGAAACAGGTAGACTTAATGAGTTTGAACCAGAGAGTGATGAGGAGATAGAGGATGCATAATCCAATAGTTCTTGAAGTAATGGTACCAGATGAGGGTTGCATCTGTGGTGAGGAGCATAGGATATGGGTTCCTTGCGATGATGACCTGACTGATGAGGAGTTTGAAGCGATGACTGAAGAGGAGTACTTTGTTCACTGGGATAAACTACCTTGGCACTGTGCCGCTTGTGACAATGATGTAACATGGCGTATAAAAAAGGAATGATTATGAGGAAAGTAATATATGATATCGAAGCTAACAGCCTTACACCTACTAGGATCTGGTGTGTTGTAGCTAAGGATATTAACACTGATGAAGTGTTTACTTTCTTGGAGGATGACAAGGATAAGTTTGTTAAATTTTGTTCTGGGGTTCAACAGTTTATAGGTCACAACATCCTTCAGTATGATAACTATTGGATAAATAAATTATGGGGTACTAGCATTACAGTTGACCAGACACTTGATACTCTAGTACTATCCCGACTACTTAATTCTTGTAAAGAAGTTAGGGGCAAGATTGAACTTAGGCGTTCCAAGAACCAACACTCCCTCCAGGCATGGGGTGATGGACAGTGTGCTGATTGGTATGAGACAGAGGTTACCGTAGTAGAGGAGAAGTTATCCCCTCCATTCCCTGACCTAGAGGATGCTCTTGTCTATGCTTGTAAGGCAAACAAGTCTGATAGTATGGATGCTTCCCTTCCTTACAATGAGTGGGAGGATGATGATGACCTACCTAACTACTACTTGGAAGAGCATGACAATGTTATGGAGTCCTGGGTGGTACCCTTTACAGTTACTCGTAAGGAAGTTAGGAAGGTTAATCGGTATGCAAAGATAGACTTCCATGAGTTTGATAAGTATACACCTGAGATGTTGACCTACTGTAGACAGGATGTTGAGCTCAACCATAGAGTGTACTGTGAACTTAAGAAAGAAAGCAAAGGTTTTTCTTCTCAGAGTATCAGACTTGAGCATGCCCTACAGGATATCCTTTGTACTCAAATGCGTAATGGATTTAAGATAGATATTCCCTCTGCCACTAGGCTATTAGCTAAGTGTTCCACTAAGTGTAGGGAGTTAGAACAACAGATGCAGAAAGACTTCCCACCCTTAGCCAAGCTTAAGAAGACTTACACTCCACGATTTAATACTGATGGAGTAACACACAACACTGGATCTTTAGGACCTATGAAAGAATACTATGGGTTTCAGTACAGGGGTGGAGAATACAGCTATCTTAACTGGGTTCCCTTTAATCTTAGCAGCCCCATACAGGTAGTGGAAAGACTGGAAGGTCATTGGGATCCCAAGGAGAAGACAGCTAAGGGTGCATACAAACTATCAGATAAGAACATTGCAACCATCAGAGATACTGCACCCGATAGTATCAAACAAATTAAACTATATCGTATGTACTCATCACGATGTAACGAACTTAAACAATGGATAGAAGGAGCAGAACAACATGAAGACAACAGACTTAGAGGACGTATCGTCCATCTTGGCAGCTGGTCTGGTAGGGCTAGTCATTCTAAGCCTAACACTGCTAATATTTCTAGTGTCTCTATGCGTAAACTTAACGATGGATCTGGTAAGAAAGCTCCAGTCCTGGGAGAGGCAGGGAACTTTGGATGGGAGTGTCGGTCCCTTTGGACGGTAGACAGGGGTAATGTCCTTGTTGGTTGTGACGCATCAGGTATTCAACTACGTATACTTGCACACTACCTTAACAATCCGACATACACCAAGGCTGTACTCGATGACATCCATGACTTCAATGCTAAGACACTAGGTGTTAGTCGTGATGATGCCAAGACATTCATCTACTCATGGTTACTAGGGGCAGGGGTTGTTAAGACTTCTGAGATCCTTAACTGTTCAGTAGGTGAGGCTGTCAAGAAGAGAGAGAAGTTTGTTAACTTGACCCCAGGACTTGGAGACTTCTTAAAGATTAAGACTTTGATGGCTGATCGTGGTTGGTACCTTGGTCTTGATGGACGTAAAGTCTACCTACCTAGTGATCACCTGGCACTGACAGCATACCTTCAGAATGGTGAGCATGTTATAATGGCACTGTCTAATATCTACTGGACCAAGTGGGCCAAGCAGAGAGACATACCATTCAAGCAGTGTGGCTACATACATGATGAGTGGCAGGTTGAGACACCCACTAAGTATGCTGATACACTAGGTAACCTTATGAAACAATCGTTCAGACTGGCAGGTGAGTATCTTAAACTTAACTGTCCTCTCGATGGAGAGTATAACGTAGGACGCAACTGGGCAGAGACCCATTAACTAAAGGATAAGACAATGTTATTTTCACCTGTAAAGAAAGACAGTAAGTGTTCCAACTGCGAAGTTACAATTGAGACAGGAACTGTGTGCTTCAATGCCTTTGCCCACCCTAAAGATCTAAGGGCAAGGTCTGCACGAGGTCAAATGATATTCTTCTGTATGGACTGTTGCAATGTTCTGCAAAGAAAGAAGATAGAAAACTTAACAGAAAAGAATAGGAGAAGAAGTATGAGCACAGATTCAAGAGGAGTTAAACTTAAAGCAGGAGATGCTGTCTGTTATACTACAGCAGTTTGTTCAAGACTTATGATGGGTGTGGTACTTAAGATAACACCTAAGGGTGCAAGCATCTTTCAAGGAACAGATGTGTATGGTAAAAAGCACGGAGACTTTTACCCATCAGACAGGATATTGAAAGTAGACCAGACCTATCTCGAAGAAATTACTTGACAGATCAACGAAGATGTGCTATAAGAGTTCATCATAAATAGAACCACTAAGGTTCACACAACAGGAGACTATACTAATGGCTAACACACAAACATTCAAGACTTTAAAGTTAGATGGAGAGGCCCTCTACTTGAGGCCCTGGGAGAACCAACGGGGTGAACGCTATGGTCCACCCGATAGGGATCAGTATGAGGTTACACTTGTTAACCTTACAGAAGAATCAATGGCTGCAGCTAAGGCAGCAGGACGATTACCCACCATCTCTAGCCCTAACTCAAGCAAACATAATGCAGGGATCCTTGAGTACTACAAGATTACATCTCAGTATCCTATTAAGTTTGCTGACTCACAGGGTGATCCTATTGAGGATGGAACTCATGTAGGTAATGGAAGCAAGATACGTGCCTACGTTGAGGTTCGTGAGATCAGTAAGGAGTACCAGAAGGGTAACACTCACAAGTTTTATGCTACTGCTGTTCAACTTATTAAACTGGTAAAGATGCCAGAAGATCCAAACTTTGTAGCCAATAGTGGTGTACAGTTTGATAAGGTTGAGAACGGGTATGTTGCAACAGCAACAGAAGCTAAGGGCTTTGATGAGGTGAAGCCTGAGTTTGATCCTATCCTTGATGATGAGATCCCATTTTAATGGCAGCTGTTAAAGACATTGAGACCCTGGTGGATGATATCTATACCATGTTTAAAACAGGTAAAGACTTCACCCCAGGGGATACAGCAGAGTTAGCCTCACGGTTAGCTCGTGCTATCACCAAGAAGTTTAAGATTAGGAAGGGCCCTGCCCGTAAGGATAAGATACGCCCATCTAACATGGGTCAACCCGATAGACTTCTATACTTTAATGTAAAGGCTGATCCTGTTGAGGATAAGTTTGCACCTGAGCAGCTACTTAACTTTCTCTATGGTGATATCTGTGAGGAGTTAATGCTATGGTTGGCTGAACAATCAGGACATAAGGTTACCCACACTCAACATCCTGTCAATGGGTATGGCCTTAGAGGATACATGGACTGTAAGATTGACGATAAGAATGTTGATGCCAAGTCTGCCTTTGCTGCTAACTTTAAGAAGTTTAAGGATGGTTCAATCAAGGCACCAGGAAAGGATCCTTACGGTTACATTGCTCAACTGTCCTACTACGAACAAGTCCAGGAGGGCAGGGAGAATGCAGACACAGCATACTTCTTTGCCTTCAATAAGATTGGATCCTTGGCACTAACTGCTGTCAATCCTATGGAGCAGATCAATGCTGAGGCAAGAGTTAAGCACCTTACTGAGATGCTTAAGAAGGATGAGCCACCCGAAGAGTTATGCTATGAGCCTGAGCCTGATGGCAAGGCAGGTAACATGAAGCTTGGCACTCACTGTAGTAGGTGTGATCACAAACGTAAGTGTCATCCTGACTTAAGAACCTTTGCCTACAAACCATGGAGGTATCTAACTCACGTTGAGAAGCTACCAAAGGTTGAAGAGGTTCTACCTATTACAAACGTAACACCAATATAATTTAACAGAAAGAAAAACTATGTTAACACTAACTATTATAACTAAAACAGCTCCTCTTGAAATTAAAGTAGCTGATATACAAGTGCTTGCAAAAGCTATTGAGGGTCTTGATGCCAATAAAGGATTGTTTATTGAAAACATTTGGGTTAATAAGTCTGAGCTCATTGCCATTACAATAGCAGAGACTAAGCAGCCTGAAGAGGAAAAGAAAACAATTAAAACTATCGAGAAGAAAAAGTAACATGACACACCACTGGAAAGGATTGACACCCAACCCTAGTAAGTACTTTGGATTTACCTATGTTATCAATGAGTTATCTACTAGTAAGTACTACGTTGGCAAGAAACAATTCTGGATATCTAGTGGTAAGGTTAAGAAGGGTAGCCTCAGACCTAACAAGTTAGGGGCTGCCTGGAACCCACTCCACTGGAAGGAATCTAAGTGGGGTTCATACACAGGTTCATCTAAGGAACTAAATATATTAATCAAGGCTAACCCTAAGGACTTTCATTACATGATCATTGGACAGTACACTTGTAAGGCTGACTTAGTCTATGCAGAATGTAAGGCTCAGTTTGATTACAGTGTGATGGTTGCAAGGGATGAGAAGGGTGACCGTATTAGTTACAATAAACAGATTGCAGCTGTTAGATTTATGCCACCCTGGAAAGATAGAGAGGAGCTATGAGTATAAATAAACATAAGGTAATGACTAAGTTACATGAGACTTCTGAGTTCAACGATGCAGTTAATCTTCTGATTACAGTTGAGGATAATAAACTTATTGTAGTTCCCTATGGTGGGACCTTTGATAACACACCCACTGAACAGGCCCGTGAAGTTTATGAGATAGTTACATTACTCCTTCAAACATTTGATGACTATGGTGGTGTTTCATTTACAGATGATATGATATCACAGCACATGAGTTCAAACATAAAACACTAAAGGATATAGCAATGGATAAACAAATTAAAATATTGACCTATGATATTGAGACAGCACCTAAGTTGGCTAATGTGTGGGACATATGGAACCAGAACATTCCAATTAGTATGATCATGGAGGATGGATACATTCTAAGTTGGGCAGCTAAGTGGCTTGGTTCAGATGAGATCCTAAGTAACTCATTGATTGAACACGATAATAAGATTGAGAATGAGGGCAAGATGGTTGAAGAACTCTATGATCTTATGGAGGAGGCTGATGTCCTGGTGGGTTATAACTCTGATAAGTTTGACAGGAAGCATGTGAACACAGCATTCCTAAAGGCAGGGCTGACACCCCCCTCAACCAGTAAGTCTATTGATCTCTTCAAGGTTGTCAAGTCTAACTTTAAATTTACATCTAATAAATTAGACTTTGTTCTTGGTAAGCTTGGTATTAAACAGAAGATGAACCATCGTGGGTTTGACTTATGGAAGGGCTGCATGGAGGGAGACATGGAGTGTTGGGCTGAGATGGTGGAGTACAATGAACAGGACGTTGAGGTAACTGAACTTCTCTATAAGAAACTTCTACCCTGGATTAAGAACCATCCGTGTCGCAGTATGTACACCGACACCATAAATATTAAACCTTCCTGTAATAACTGTGGCTCTCCTGATGTAATCAAGAAGGGTATAGAAGTTCTCAAGTTCACATCATACCAGAGATACAAGTGTACTAACTGTGGTAATAACATGAGGGGTAAAGAACTGCAGAATAGTGCAGACAAACGAAAGAGCATTCTAGTTAATGTATAACCTTGTTAAGAATTCTCTTGACAAACAATCTAATTTGTGGTATAACTACTATACTATAATATTTTAAAGGAAATTAAAATGAAACTACTTGAAAGTTTTAAAGCAGAAGTTAAAGAGATCCTGGAGTGGAAAAAATATGGGATCAATACTAAGATTGTTTTGGCTACCTTAGCCATTGTGATTGCTATTCTCTTAATAGCAGGATGCTCTAAGACTGACGCTCCTGTTGCTCAACCTGTGGTAGAGTACACACCAGAGCCTGAGGATGAGATCTTCCTGGAGCCTATCGTTGAGGTTGTACCAGAGCCTATCGTTGAGGCTGTAGTTGAACCTATTGTTGAACCTATTGTTGAACCTATTGTTGAACCTATTGTTGAACCTATTGTTGAACCTATTGTTGAACCTGTAGTGGAGCCTACACCAGAGCCTATCGTTGAGCCTACACCAGAACCTGTAGTAGTTGAACCTACACCAGAGCCTGTGATAGTTGACCCTATAGTAGAGCCTAACCCTAGGGTGTCGGTAAGTTATAGTGTCCCTTCATGACTTAGTAATAATAAATCTACTATAAATTAAAGGGCTTGTAAAGGTAACACTTGACAGGCCCTTTCTTTTATGGTATAAGGGTATCATAATATAGAGGATAGAGAATGAGCAAGACTAAAGAAGATCTGGTAAACCAACCCTCTCACTACACACAGGGAAGTATTGAGTGTAAGGATGCAATGATTGCAGCGTTCGGTAAAGAAAAGTATGAAACCTTTTGTAAGTTAAATGCCTTCAAGTATCTATGGAGGAGTGACCATAAGGGTAACTCTACACAAGACATAGCTAAGGCTAAGTGGTACATGGCTCAGATAGATACAACACCTACAAGTGTAGTAAAGTATCCAAGAAGAGGGAATGAATTTGATGTTGACCTTTAAGCGAACAACAGATGAAGATAGTGGAATGGATCTATACACCTCTTATAGTAGCAACGGTGCCATCCTGGAGAAAGACTTAGATCATTGGACAGTCACAAGAATAATGAAGTACCTAGCTATTTCAAATGTAATCTATAAGGAAGAAGAAGAATGATGAATGACTATCAAAAGTTTATAGCTATCAGTAGGTATGCCAGGTATAAAGATGATGAAGGACGAAGAGAAACCTGGGAAGAAACTGTTGACAGGTACATGGAGAACATGCACGTACACCTAGTTGACAAGATGAATTATAAAATGCCAGGAGATATGTATCATGAGTTACGTGAGGCAATAGTTAACCATGAGGTTATGCCTAGTATGCGTACCCTAATGACAAGTGGACCTGCCCTTAACCGTGATCATACCTGTGCTTATAACTGTGCCTACACTGCAGTAGATAGTCCTCGTGCCTTTGATGAGGCACTATACATCCTGATGTGTGGTACTGGTGTAGGCTTCTCAGTAGAGAGACAGTACATTAATAAACTTCCTGAAGTAGCAGAACACTTTGAAGAAACTGATAGCACCATACATGTGGCAGACAGTAAGTCTGGTTGGGCCAGGGGCCTTAAAGAATTAGTCAGCATGTTGTATGCAGGACAGTCACCTAAGTGGGACCTGTCAGCAGTGAGACCTGCAGGAGCAAAGCTTAAGACCTTTGGTGGACGTTCATCTGGACCAGAGCCCCTTGATGATCTATTTACCTTTACCACTAAGATCTTTAATGAAGCAAGAGGACGTAGACTTACATCTATTGAGTGCCATGACATCATGTGTAAGATTGGTGCAGTAGTAGTAGTAGGAGGGGTCAGACGATCCGCAATGATATCCCTATCTAATCTAAGTGATGATAGGATGAGACATGCCAAGCACGGGCAGTGGTGGGAACAGCACGGTCAGAGAGCACTGGCTAACAACAGCGTAGTCTACACAGAGAAGCCTGATATGGGTGCGTTCATGAGAGAATGGGAGAGCCTATATGCAAGCCAATCTGGAGAGAGAGGAATCTTTAATCGTGAAGCGTCACGAAAGAAAGTTAGTGAAAATGGTCGCAGAGATAGCGAGTATGAATTTGGAACTAATCCCTGTAGCGAAATCATACTCAGGCCACAACAGTTTTGTAACCTTAGTGAGGTTGTTGTCAGACCTGACGATGACTTCAAAAGCTTACAAAAGAAAGTTAGAATTGCTACAATCCTGGGTACATTCCAATCAACCCTGACAGACTTCAAGTATCTACGTAAGGTATGGACTACAAACACTGAGGAAGAGAGACTGCTTGGTGTTAGCATGACAGGTATTATGGACAACACTCTTACTGCCAGTGCTGGTGGAGTTAGGTCACCCAACCTCGACACAGTGTTAGTTAAACTTAAGGAGACTTCTGTTGAAACAAATAAAAAGTTGGCTAAAGAGTTGTCAATCCCACAGTCTACTGCTATTACTTGTGTTAAACCTTCTGGTACTGTCAGTCAGCTCGTTGATTCTGCTAGTGGAATCCACCCAAGATTTGCAGAATACTACATCCGAACTGTTAGAGGAGATATCAAAGATCCCCTAACTGACTTTATGATTAGTCAAGGCATACCATGTGAACCTGCTTTTGGAGCAGAGCAGAGTACTGTTGTGTTTAGTTTCCCACACAAGTCACCAAAGAATGTAGCTATCCGTGACCAGGGTACTGCCATTGGGCAGCTTGAACTGTGGTTAACATATCAACGACACTGGTGTGAGCACAAGCCATCTATTACTGTCTATGTTAGAGAGCATGAGTGGATGGAGGTTGGTGCATTCGTATGGAAACACTTCGATGAGATGTCAGGAGTTAGCTTCCTACCCTATGACAATGGTACCTATAAGCAAGCACCCTACCAGGAGTGTACTAAGAAAGAATATGAGGCAGCCCTAGCTCTGATGCCTGAGGAGATTGATTGGAGTACATTCAAGGAAGAGGAGGACAACACAGTAGCATCACAAGAGTTAGCCTGTGCAGGTGGTGTGTGTGAGGTTGTAGACGTATCATAAATAAATACTAAAGGATAACTATAATGAAAGACTCTTACGAAGTAATAGATGTGGAGCAGGGCAATAAAGACACCACTGTTATGGAAGATTTAATCCACCGCCCAAAGGTTGAGATGCAGTATCATGATGACCTTGATGGACGTACAGGGATTACAATAAGAAAGACTTATCTTAATAGAAACGATATAGTTAAGGGTTCAGTAGTTACAAACCCCTCAGTAACAATAGCCCTAAAGTTTATACAAGAAGCATTAGCTGCACTCAACAAGAAGGAGATTTAATGGTAGACCTGGCAAGAGTAATATGTAAACCGAAGATACCTCATCAACTTAAGATGATGGCAAAGAAGATACTTCGTAAGCAGAATGGTACTGCCGATGATTGGCGAGACCTAGTAGATCAAACACAGGAGGAGGTAATGAATGTCCCTGACAGTAACAGATAAAAGAAACCTGGCAGTTAACTTAACCAAGTGGTACCTGGAGGATGGTAAAGGCTTAGAGATGTACGTCCTTAAGATGTTGTCTGGTAGGTTAGAAGTAGACGAAGAAAGCAAACAAGAGATTATAAAAATGTTACCTAGAGTAGAGCTGACAATGGGTAATACTAATGATAAAGGATTGAAGTATGGATGAGCAGCCAAACAGAAAAGCAGAGATGGTAACGGGGATGACCTCAAGGCAGTCACGATTTAGACGAGACACCCTTAACTATCATCTACAAGTCTTCGATGAAAACAGGGGTGTTAATTCTGTAGAGACCTACAAGTTTCTAATAGAAGAGATAGGACTTAGCCTACGTAAGGACCTGGGTATTACCAAAGCAGACTTAGCAGATAAAGTTAAACCAGTAGTTAAGGAGAAGCCTATTGAAAAAAGTAAAGATAGAATTACGAACAAAGTTATTCCATCAAGAGGCAAAAGACTTCCTAGATAAGTGTATGAGAAATCACCCTATAGGTACAGAGTTTTACATTGATGTTGTACAGACAGGCTATCATCCCTTTACTAATTTAGAAATAGAGGATCAGGTTAGGGCTTGTTATGGCTCACTCAATAGAGATCTTTCTTTTGCAAGTATCAATAAACCAAATGAGTCCTTCCGATCTGCCTTGTTAAACTTAACAAAGGAGTCAGAAGAACTCATTCAAAGATTCTTCATAGAGAATGATGACTTAAGTAATAACGAAGTACCCTCTGAAGTCTACCACTACCTTCAAACTTATAAGGGTAGGGCTAAACAATTGAGTGAGTACTTAATTAAAGAAGCAAGTCAAATATTTTAGTAACCCATTTTCTTTTTAGCGGGCTTCTTCTTCATTGGTTTTTTCTTGTTAGCAGGTTTCTTCATTGGTGGCCTACCCATTGTCTTTCCGTATGTACCTTTACCTTGTGGCATATCTTTTTCCTTTTACCATTTAACTTTATCAGCCCAGTATGCTGCACTCATCTTACCCTTCTTGATGTTCTTACCATGCCTAGCCTTGAAAGACTTACGCTTGGCCTTCATCTTGTCGGATTCTCCTGACTTAGGTTTACCTGCAGTGGAAGCTCCCTGCTCACCAAACCTAATAGTCTTTACCTTATCGCCCACCTTGGCTACTACAACATGTGATTTCTTAGGATGTTTAGGTGTTCTCTTTGGTTTGTTGTAACCACTCACACCTATTCTTTTTAAGACACTATCCTTTGTCATGCTCTCGTCCTTCCCTTATGTAGACCATGACTGGCGAACTGCTTACCCTTAGCCGTGGCTGCTCTCTTCTTTTTATTTGCTGCTGCTAGTTTGCTCTTACCCTTTGCAGTTGACTTAAGCTTTCTAATGGTTGCAGCTGGTGCATAAACCTCTCCAGTCTTGGAGGACTTCTTACCACTAGGAGTTCTCCACTTCTGTTTAGTCCATTTCTTTAAAGACTTCTGAGATTTTGCAAGTGCCATTACTTTTTATTCTTTGCTTTTTTCTTAGCAGTTTTAGATAGTTCACCGAAGTGAAATAACTTTACACTTGTTTTAGTGTGAGACTTGTTGGTATGTACTGAACCGTTAGGCATCTTATGGCTGCTTCCTTTGTACTCAGTTCCATCCTTCTTATAATGTTTAACGCCCTTCATTTATATCCTCCACCCTTAGCTTTATATTGCTTGGCAAGCATCTGAGCTTTACGAGCAGACCATTGTCCTGGCTTGCCTCCCTTACCCCCTGCCTTTATTTTATTAAACAAGCTCTTACGCATTGTAGGTTTAGTGTAGTTACCTGCTGCGTTAACTTTACTTTTTGCTTTTGCCATTCTTCTTTCTTTTCTTTTTAGGTGGCTTGTACGAAGTAGCACAGGCACACTTCCTCTTAGTTCTCTTAGTCATCTTATCAGACAACTTGGCAATCATATCTCCACCAGTGTGTGTGAAGAAGAAGGGAAGGAAGGCATGGATTAAACACACGAATACAGCTGCAGCCAGGGTAGCAGAGAATAACAAAGCCTCAAGAAGATGTTGCAAGTAAGTCTCTCCTAGTTCCTTAGGGTGTTCAGTAAATGATATCTTCATTTCTTTTCTTTTGCAACCCCCTTTGTCTTTTCGTAGGACCTCATGGCACCCATACCTAACATGCCCATTAGGACGGGAGTGAGCAGAGAGGGGTCTACAGTAGGAACCTCATACCATATAGCCAGGAACTGTGACAAGATTACATTATACATTAAACCGATTCCGCACACCCATCCCACGAATGGTCTCCATCCTCCAATAAATAGAGAGCCTGACTGGGCTTCAGCCTTGTTAACTTCAATTTGAGCAAGAGCATTTTCAGCAGCTGCCTTCTCACTCATTGTTGCTATCTCGTGCGCGAGACGATTAGCAGCGTCCTTATCGGGGATGAACTTATCAAGTAGTCCAGTGACTGGTCCTATTAGTGCTGATAACATTTTCTTTCCTTTAAGTAATAGACTATGAGTGGTAGACTAAGGTAAAACTATCACAGTTAGGGCAAGTAAAGTTACTCACTATTGAATGCTCGTCCTCTAGAACACCCTCTCCTTCTTCACAGTCATGATCGCCACCCCAAATTAGTGACTCATTACATACATAACAATCCATAAGGTTTTCCTACTAAGTTAATAACTACTTGTTATACCATACTTTGAGGTAAAAGTCAAGTCTAAATCGTATAAACTTTAATACCTTTGGTCTTACCCTTAACAAAGATTTCATTTACAAATCGTAAGCTATAGTCTGTTACCCATTCCTGCCTCTGATCAAGCTCTAACATAGTGGCTTCACTTATAAGTAAGTCTACTTTATATTCTTTTGTAGAGCTTTCTAATCGTGCTGCTGTATTAACAGCATCTCCAATAGCCGTGTAGTCAAACCTTGATTCACTACCCATGTTTCCTATCACTGCTTCCCCAGTATGAATACCAATACCAATCACTATCTCTGGTAGACCCTGTTCTTTTAGTTCTACATTAAGATCAATCATGTTCCTCTGTATCTCTAAGGCTGTCTCTACTGCTCTTGTCTGATGAAAGTCCTGGTCTAGTGGAGCATTAAAGATAGCCATCATTGCATCACCGATGTACTTATCTACCATGCCACCATTGTTCTGTACTGCTGACTGTTGTGCAGTGAGTGCCTTATTCATTATGTAAGTTACTTGTTCAGGTGGTAGGGTCTCTGACATACTGGTGAAGCCACGAACATCAGTGAATAAGAATGTTGCATGTCTCTTCTCACCCCCAAGTACTAACAACCCAGGGTTATCTTGCAGTTGTTTAACCTGTCTTGGATCTAAGTAATGTTCAAACTGTTTCTTAATCTGTTGTCGTAACTTATACTGCTGCCTAAACCTAAGATAGAAGGCTATAGTTGCAGTAATAAACTGGCTAATCACCGCCCAGGTTACATCGATTAAGATACCCTGTTGTACCATGTAAGCTCCTAGGAAGCCCG